TTATAGCTGCAAGCCGTTTTGCTTCCGCTGGGTTTTTTCCTAACGCTGCAACAACTACCGCTGGATTTTTGGCTGCTTTGATAATTATCCCTTGCTGGGTAGCGGATAATGTTTCAAGCACGACATGCTCAGCCTCATCAAAATCTTTAACTTTCAATTCGGTTTTCGCTTTGTTGTAATTGGCCAGCTTAGATTGCCACGCATCGTTTGCCGCATCCGCTTCAGCTTGCGCTTTAGCTTCTTGCTCGCTAACTTCATGCTTCCGCTGGTACCAATTTGCCAGTGCGTCCTCATACTTGTCGGTGTCATAATCGTGCTCGTCGAGTTTTGGCTTTGGGCCTAATACCGCCGTTTTATTTTCGGTAGTTGTGCCCTTCAGTTTCTCTTCTAGCTCGCGTTTTTCACGTTGAAGCTCTCGGTAATTCTTGCGCAATTCGCGAACCCATTCAGGCGCATGCGCTTGCTCTTCTTCTTGAGGTGGCGACTCCTCGCCGATGGTTACAACAACTTCGCTTTCGTCTTGACCTTCATCGCTAACAGGCTCAGGATTCAGGGCTTCATTTTCTGCAACAACATCGTCTGCCATTTCGTCGTTCATTTTTTGACCCTATTTAAGCTCATCCAAGTTAGCGGCTGGATGGAACCCGCTTTTTTACTGGACTGGCTGCGGTGGCATCACGCCACTGGGTGTCACGGCTTCGTCTAGGTCTTTTGCCATTTGAAGCAGGTGGCCCACTTCGTCACGGTTGATTTTTGATAATGTTTCGGCTGTGCTGGCCTCGGTGTTTTTCGCCTTGGCTACGTTGAGCAATGTTTCCGAGCGAGCCTTGACCGCTTGTGCTTGCGCTTGGTCGGCGCTGGCCTTCAGGAATATGTTGTTTGGGTCTTCAGGCTGGCCGGCTAGCTCTTGCTGTAACTGCTTAGCCTCTTCGTCGGTAGGTTTGACGACGCCCATTTTGATCAGCTTGTTGCGGAAGTACACCTGTACATCTTTCAGCCCTTCGCCTTCCATGTTCATCATTGACATAGCGCCCAACACCTGTAGAGTTTCTGGGTCTTGAGTTACTTGCATCATCCCTGTCAATGAGCGCACAGTGCTCTGCTTCTTGCTTGCCGATGCTGGGCCGACGGTGACGGCAATATCAAAATCTGCATCACCTAAATCATTTTCGTTTTTTATTGCGCCGTTCTCGTCCTCCATCGGCTTGAGTAACTGGACTTGAGTAGTAGTGCCGGATGCTGAGACGCCCTTCATCTTGCGGCCTTTTTCTACCAAAATATCCTTGGCCATGGATAACCAAACTTCACCGTTACGCTTAATACCCTTGGCAAAATTCGACACATAGATGAACGTTTGCATGTCCAGCTTGCCCTGAACTAGCTCAACGGCCTTACCACTTAAATTGGCTTGTAGCTGCTCGCCAGCTTGCTGGTTCCCCAGAACGTCCTGCATGTCCTGCTCAGTAATTTGAAGCAAAGCAGCCATGGCTGGGGGGATTTCGGGGGCTTTTGTGTAGGACTGAGCGCCGATAGCTACGGCATTACCTTGTGCGTCGGTAAGTTGATTAACCAGCAAGTACGGGTAGTTTTTGAGGTTATCCTCGGCCCACATAATCTGGTGACCGGCGATCTGTTCAGGAGTGAAGACCGGCTTCTCGATTGACGAATAGGCAGCGTATTCCGCAAGCTTGGACAGCTGCATATTTTTCAGGCGTTGAGAGTCTTTAGCTAGGCGAACATGACCCATGCACCGCTCGACGTTATCCACAAACCAGCGCTTGCCGTAAACGGGAATAATCGGGATGTATTTCCCAGCGATAAAACCACAATCTTCAAGTACTTTCTGGCCACTCATAATGTACTTGTGGACTTTGCTGCGCTTGACCTTCTTCGAGCGAACTTCTTTAAACCCAGTCGCCGCGAGGGTCTCTTCTAGCGTGTCGTCTTCTTCCAGCTCGGTGTCCGACACTTTGCGTTCTTCGCCGGTCAGCCCTTTGTAGAAGTGAATCGTCTCGCTTTGGTCTTCAACGCGGTAATACTCTGCAACATAAACAACGTCTGGCGTTAGCCAATCGAATGCGCGCTGATGGATTGCTTTGGGCCATGAAGTTGGGTCGTCGTTGTACTCGTCGCGGTAGGCGTCACGGGTCATTGACGTGAGTACAAAGCATTTTTTGGCATCGGCCTTATCTTGGCGCTTGGCGTTTAGGTCGAAAAACACCGAACTGTCAGCGTCAAAAATTGGTTCTATTCGGATGCGCTGGCGGTCGTCGTCTTCGTCCTCTTCGTCTTCGTAGACTGTGCGCAGCCTCCATGCACCAAAACCACCGCCCACAGCTTCCTCAAAAGCATTGTCGTATGCCTCCTCAGCAGTAGAGTCTTGCTCGTCGGCACGGTATAGGGCAGCACAGGTCTCGGCTAGGTCGTCTTGGTCTTCGCCGTCCTTACTGATGAACTCAACGTCAATTCTATTATTCCGGTATTCGTTGATGATTCGGATAACAGCCATATGTATTTTATTAACTTCGATACGGGGCTTGTTCTAGAACTGCACTCCGAGCGGCCCTTCCCATTGCGCACCAGCGATTGAATAGAACCGGCGATCCTGAAGGCACTGCAAACGCTCATCACGAAGAGCAGTCTGAATCTTTTCAAATTCAGCCATTGCCTCGTCATGAATGATGTTTAGCTTTTCTTCTTTTGAATAAGCCATAACGCGCCCGCATTGATTTGGGATAATTATGGACTAGTTTTGAGAAAGTGACAATATTTGTCAGTGTGCGACTGAATTTGTCAGAAAGTGACGTTTTTTGTCACCTCCAGTTATTCATCACTGGGATTGGCGCGGAATTAGCCGTAGTGCGAATTGCTGGAACGCTCTGCACTGCTTTGATCGCGTCGCACATAGGGTCAACTTGGTCATCGTGTGCGCCGCTTGGGAAGCTGGCCACCTCGCCAAGTAAATCGGATAGCCATGGGGCATCAGCAGGCAATAGCACGTTGCCAGATTCAATAAATGGGGCCGCGTCTGCCGCCCTACTGGATTTGTCGTTGCTGCGCTGAACTGGGATTATTGCGATGCCTTCACGGCGCAGCGTTTGAACCAAGCCAGTTCCGCTGGCCTTATCCTCAACGTACATCCCCCGCAATGCCGCTTTGTTGCTGTTTTGGTGTTTTGCCCAGAATGCGCGTGCTTGTGTGACTAGCTCCGGCGCTTCCCACTTACCGCGTATTTGGTCGATCAATACGGCCTGACCAACAGTAGATCGGCCCCAGCACTGAAGAACCGAATAGTCGTTAGCCTCGCCAGTCTTCATCGCGGTATCTGCAAAAATGGCCCTAAACTCTAACAAGGGAAGAGTCGTCCAGTACTTGAACCACCCAGTCTTGATTAGCCCGCCACCCCTTGGCGCTGGTCGCTGCTGTAGCTGGCCCGCTGCCCCATAACTACCCAGCGTCGTCTCCAACTCCTGCACTTGTTGCTCACTGAATCGCTCAGGGAACATAAGCTCCCCCTCAATTGTGCGTGGGTCTGCCCAGCCGATAGATGTTGTGCAATGGTTCGTTGGGTCGTAGCGCATAGGAATGAATAGGTGAACGTATGGCAGGCCCATCTCCTTGATCACGCCGCTAACATCCAGCTCGTTAAGCCGCTGCATAATTATCACAATGGCGGATTTTTCAGAGTTGACCCGAGTTGGCAAAGTTTCAGTGAACGTGACTTTTGCCGCTTCGAGCTTGGCCGCGCTGTTTGCTGCATCGGCGCTTATGGGGTCGTCGAGGATTACTCTGTCACCACGGACGCCGGTCATGCTCGTGAACGATCTGGCTTGCCTAACACCTTGTGATGTGTTTCCGAATTCACGCTTACCATCGAGGTCGCTCTTTAGCTCGATTGGCCATAGCTCTTGGTACCACTCTGATTTTATTAAATCGCGGCACCGACGAGAGTCGCGGATTGCCAAGCCCTCCTCATGCGCAGTACCGACAAAACGCATGGCAGGCATCCCTTTCGGCCCCCATTCCCAAGCTGGCCAAATTACGCTGGTTAGCAACGACTTCATTGAGCCTGGCGGGACATTCATCAGCAGCCGCGTTATATCGCCGCTGGTAACGCGCTCTAAGTGCAGACAAATGGCATCAAGCGCCCACCCCCACTTGAGCTCAGTAGTAGGCTCAAGAACATGCCAAGCCCTGCGCGCAAATGCAGCTAGGGAGCGTTTGCATAACTCCCTTTCGGCGTTAATTAGGTCTTGAGTGGTAAGATTCAGGTTAAAACCCCGTGATTTTTGAGACTGTCGCTTAAATTAACTATGTTAATACGCCAATCCGGCTACTTTTTGCGCAAATTCGCCAATTCTTCCAGTGCGGCGATAGATAAGCCACCAACATCAATGGTCGCCTCAACTTTGAGTGGGTTTTCAGCATCCCCAGCCAGCTGCACTCGGTCGCCGTACTTGGCAGGCCTGCGCTTGCTTAACAGCCATTTGCGCGTATCGACCTTGAGCTTGAGGCTCGTCATGTCCACATTATCCTCAGGCTTTGAGTCTGCTATATCTAGCAGCTCATCGGCCATAGCGTCTGCTCCATCATCTACCGCGCGCGCGTATTGTGTCGCTAGCTCAGCATCACCATCACACCAGCCGTACCAACAATTAGTGACTATCCCAGCCAGTTGCGTTGCCTTTCGCAGTGAGCACCCAGCAGTTAGCAGCCCCAACACCTCAGCTATGATGCGCGACTTGTCTTCTTGTGAGTATTTCATGCACAAAACCCTTGTCGCTTTATGAATATGCTCACTTATATCCCCCTTTTTGTTTTTGAACTTGTATGGCTCTTTGGTTGTTTCGATAAAAATCTTTTTGGTGGCATTTCATTGCAAGCTCTGCCGCCCTCTCGAAATCATTAACTACATCCTCAAAAATACTGATCTCTTGCTTGGTCCACGGCTGTATGCATGGTTTACGCTTGAATAGATTTTTGATGCGCGTGAATACTGTTGTAATCACTATGCCTTCCCTCCCATCTTCTCGATTGTTCGCATGGCACCTAGGCCTAACATAGAGCTTGTCAATGCAATTAAATCTGCTATTCCAAGGTCTGGACGCGGCATCAGCGCTCCTGTATGAATGCACTGATAACCCCAAATTGCCGTAGCAACTAGGCTATATGGCAAGTAGTACGTAAACAGCGCCGACAAACAAACACAAATGATTGCAGGCCGGCCACACTTCACGAATAGG